TTGACCTACAGTACCAGTAGTTAAACCAATTTTTGCTCCAGTAGCGATACCACTAGCTACAGCGGTACTTAAACCTGCGCTTACACCGGGTACAGCACTCAACATACTTGCTGCAAATCCTTGCATACCAGGTACAAAAGCTAGACCAATTGCAGCTACCGCTTCTAGGCTTATGCCTAAATCGTCTTCTACATAATCGATAGCATCATTTACTTGGTCGTCAATCCAGTCGCTTGCATCATGTGCAATTTCACCAACCTTGCCTCCAACACCAAGAAAAGTACCTTTGTTGTCATCGATGCCTAAAACATCATCTTTAAAATCGGACCACCAACCCATAGCTAAACTCCGTAAATGTCTCCGTTACCGTAACCTTCTTCACTATCTAGTAGGTTGTCGGCTATATCGTATTTATTTAATTGTTTACGTAATAAACGCTCTACAATACCTTCCATTGTAGCTGCACTTTTTACTTCGTCATGTTCATAATGTATTAGTGCTTTGCACATAAGTTTTATAGCTGTAATCATATTAACAGCCAAAGGATCATCATCGTGATATACCGGGGTGTATCCGATTCTAAACAAGCCTTTAATTAAAGTGTATCCATCTGTGTCTGCACCACTTTTCCCGTGTATTTTAAATCTACGGAAACTAGGATTTGTTTCATAAGGATGATATGTAGCTATTGCTTTACTAGGATTTCCATCATCGTCTGTAGTAGCCAATGTAATATATCCATTGCTTTTAGCTTTTACTACTTGTGTAATCTTACTAAAACGATTTGTAGTCGTTTTCATTACTGGTTCAGGTACATTGTTAGCATCTGCATTACCCGTCCATGTTACTGTTTCTCCCAAGGACCCGTCAGAAGATCTCACCTCTACGCCATTATGGTCCAGTCCCCGCACACGTATAGTAAACGGATAAGACTCTACACGGTCTGAAAATATTATAATAGACCGAGGATCTGCTGCATCTACGTCAAATGTAGTGGGAGTTTCGCCAACATCTACAAGGTTGTTACCTGTAATATCCCAATCATCCCCGTCGCCCGGTCCATTAGTAAGATATTCATAATGCTTACCGTATGGTTGTCCTGTTTTTCCGTTTAGAGAAAACTTAATAGGTTGTATAACTTCCGCAGGTAAAGTTAATACTCCGTTATATGTTACAAAAGACATAACACGAAATAGGTCAGCCCAATCGTGGCTAACTGTCATGTACTCAATAGCTTCGTTTATATAGTCAACTACACGTTCATCTGTAGGTGACATATTTAATATTTCAGCAACTGGTCCTTTAGCATCTTTTAAAAGTAACTTCATTAGTCGATTTGTCCTATTGCTATATAAGAAAATTGAAATCTTTTCTTGGTGCTTGCTGAACTAACATCTGTACTGTTTTGTTCCCTAAAAACATAGTCTAGATTAAAACCGAATCGATCTACTGCTCCCAGCCTCCAGTCAAAGTTGTTATCTTGATGTGCTTCTACATGGTCAAATATAGTAGAATCCATAGGGGTTATATTTACTACCGGGGTTACATTGCTGTTAAATGCTAAAGGAAATTGAAAATTACCTGTTACACCATTAACTGTATATGTTGAGCTACTATTTTCGTTAGAACCTGCAACACCAGCTACATCAAATATAAACACACCTTGTTGAATATACATTCCTGAATTAACTGATTTAACAGCTACATCTGCTGCTGCTGATACCCAAGCTGTTCCGTTATAATACTTTAGACCAACAGGGTTGTTGTTTTCATCTAACTCCAACCAAGGTACTGTTTGATATTGCTGGTCTGGCGCATTCTGCCCAACACTTATCATAGAAAGTCCAGAAGGAAGAGTAGACTCTACTTTTAAATGATTAGCCAGAGACTCTACAAATGATCGAGCATCTGTATAAGTGGTTATACCAGATGTGCTATGTGTTAGAACTTGTTGGTTTAATATCATAATAAGCCTCTTTAATCTGAACTATAGCCGAATTGATCATATGTGTCTATCGGATATGTATTTTTTTCTGTTTCTGTATTGACATTTTTAGGTTGTGCTATTTCACGTGCAGATGATAAGAAGCGTTTCAGCTGCATTAAACCTGTCCAGGTCAATCTAAATTGGAATGTATTACCATTTCTTATAGGGTGTTGCGTTGTACTTTCGTATTGTTCTGTAAAATCTTTTAGCCTAATCATTGCTCTAGATTGTGGCGCACCAATTTCTAATGGGTTATTTGTGCTAGAAGTTTTAGCTTTTAGCTGCAATGTACCAATATTAGTATATGAATCAATTACATCACTTCTTACGTCAATATTTACATTTACGTCTTCGTGTATTTGATCAAGCCAGCAAGTAACTTCTTCTAAGTATTTATACACAAAAGGAGCATCAATATAAGTTCTTTGTGTTTTATGCGGCATAGAACGTGTTTCTATAGCATGTTGTATTGGTGTAGTTTTATTGTCATACCCTGTTATATTTTTTGTAATCTCGTACAATGTATTAACATTTAACGTTGGATTGTTAACATCAATGTGTTTAGCAAACGCAAAACAACGTCTTACACCTCCGTCAATGACTGTGTATATCTTACTAGCATTTAAACCGGTCCATATGCCGTCATATGATCCGCTAGAGATTCTAGCTGATTGACTGGTCCTTGTAGACTTAGTATAGCCGTACAAGCTAAAATCGTAGCTTATAATAGCCTTATATGTTACATCATCTATTAATTGAGACATAAGATACTTCGTAGCAATGTAATCATCTTTTAGTTTATTAACAATTGCCTCTTCTGCAGTATCGTTAGAATTAAAATATTTTATTACATTTTCATAAATATCAATACGTTCTAAATTAGTTGTAGCGTAATTTAGTTGAGTTCGATAAAAATTCAATTCATTTTGATCTGCTTGCGATGAAGTGTAATCATTAGGATCTGCTACAGTTGCATTTGGAGGATTAGCTGTTACTTCAGTAAGGTTCTTCCATTCTGCATTTTGTAAAACATTATTAGTAGCAAAGTTGCGTACATCTTGGAATTGTTCAATCGGTACTGGTACGCTATTGTTTAACTGAAAGCCTAATCGAATATCTTGTGTTAATGGTGCAGTAGTAGTTCCTTTTACGTAAATGCCCGTTTTTAATAAATTTAAATCTGAGTCAGATACAACACCAGTATAGTATAAATATCTATGAGGAGTATGATTTGCTGATGATGTCCATCCACCCTGGCGGCTTAATCCCATTCTGTTATATATATTATATATAGATGTTGTTGTCATTGTAACACTTGACGTAACATTATTTTGTGAAACATTGTCTAGGTAAGTTTCTACCAAATTTGTAGATCCGTTATATCTTATTACTAACTCATATGTTTGTCCTGCAATTAGCGCAGTAGGAAGAGTAAATCCAGCAGCCGAATTAGTTCCGTTTATTTGTAAAAAAACGCTATTAGGATTACTCTGGTTAGTTCCTCTTATTCCAACAGTCCAACCTCCGGCTTGATAACCGCCAGTATGACCTAAAATTCCCGCATTAGTCTCATTCGTTGCATTAAATGTAAATTTGTAATATATAGTAAAGCTCGAAGGAATAGCGTGATTGTATAGTTCTAAATACTGGTTATCACCATGTATACATTTTTGATATTGTGTATTTGTATTAACAGGTGTCCAAGTTGTAGTGTCATTATATAAAGATGTTAACCGTGTTTCATAAGTAGATCTAATATTATCATCAGTAACTGTAGATACGTCCTGTATAGATAAATTTCTTTTATTTGTATAATCAGCTAAAGCTTCATTATATTTAGTTGATCTTGCTTTTAAGTTTTGAGGGCTAGTTAAAGATAATAGTCTTTTATCGAAAAACGCCATAGACAGGTACTTAGCATCAAAGTTTGTATCATAATTTATGTACTCACTAACTTCTCTTGATAATTCTGTATATCTAAATCCGCTTTCTGATTCTGTTCTACCGACAGCATAGGACCGTATACCTTCTGGACTACGATATAATATATCTTCTCCAATATTAGTATATGCTTCATTACCTGTAATAGTGCTGCCTATTAGCTGAACTTTCTGTATAGGTATGTTACTCCAGGTTGTTCTTGGATTATTAATTGCAAACGTGCTGAACCCATTCTGACATATGGCAAGGAGGGGACCATCGCCAGTAGAGGTGTCAGCGACGTTTGCAAATTGTAAGGAAACAATTTCACCTAACTTACCAGATACGGTAAACCCACCACCTTCGTTTAAAATCTTTGTTTCTCTAAATTTTAAAACATTGATTGGGTCAAATGCTAAATGTATGTCACCTATTCTAAAATGTTTTGGGCTAATCTGAACACATAAACGTCCTTGTCCATAAGCCATATTTGTTCCAACTGGGACCTCATCTATACTATGATCTGCAGACCTAATAGCTGATCCTGTTAAAATCTGAGGAATGTTAATTCCATCTTGAATTACAAAATGAGATTCTACCTGCGTCATATATACTTTATCTGTATATTCGTTTAATTGTGTCGCAGTCTCTGTTAAGACAGTAACTTTATAGTTACTCATATTGATAAGAAATATATGACCACTAATGACGCATACTGTGTATAATGCTGTATCTGTATTATAAACGTCACAGCCTTGAAATTTTCCATTTTGAAATACTATTTGGGCATCAAATTGCTGGTCTACTAAATTTTGCATTTGCTGCACAACTAAATCTTGCGCATCTACAAGACTCTGTAAATCTGCTGATTTTTCGTTATACTCGCTATTAGACATTGCATATGTATTACCTAAATCGGTATCATAAAATATCCACTGGTTTTCTGAACTATATGCTTTTGTTAGATCTGTTTCATAATTTTCTTTAGCATAATAGTGAAATGCAGTTATAGCTTTTAAATCTTCTAGTAATCCTAATCGTCTTGTTTTTTGATCATCTAGCGATGTAATAGTCATGATGTGAGCATGATTGTTTAGCTCTTGAACTACATCCCCAATTGCAAATGCTCCGGTAACTTGATCTAATTTTACATTATACCCAGCAGGGTATCTTTGATCTATATCAACAATAACTGCTGTTCCTCCACCATTTTGATTTAGAACTGTATCTCCTACATTCCAACTTGCATGTGGCACTCCGTATAAAACAAGTTCTGTTTCAAAAGATACATCTATGTTTTGAAAAAAGTCATAACATACATACATCATTCGTTTAGCATTAATTAAATAAAATCGTGTATAACTATCTTGTGCATAATAGAGTTCTGGTAAAGCGGTTGTTTCTTCGTTCCAAATATTGTCAATGTATCTTACTAGTTCGTATGATCCAGTGCCATATACAGTACGGTCTCCGAATAAAGCTTTTCTTAAATCATCTATATGTGTTTGAGTTAAAGCATCTCCTACTACTATTTGAGGCGCACCAGGATTGTTTGTAATAAGTCCTAATTGATAAGCACGTTCTAAAGTTAATATCATGTTTTCCGTTAACGTAGCTCCAGCTTTAGGAGTCATTGTTGTTCCGTAATACAAACCCTTACTTGCATCTGATATGCCTAATATTCCAAACTGTTCCCAAATAGGACTTCCTGTAATGCCAACCATAGCACCATAAAAATATCCATTTTCACCTAGGGCATAATCAAATTGATTAAGGCTTGTACAAAAAGCAAAAGCTTCATCTACATCTGTAAATGTTTTTGTAGTATTAGCTTCTACTAATGTTTTTAATCCTCCCTTAGCAAAGTTGTATGCATTTAAATTACCTTCTAAAAGGAGTTTTGCATTTAGCGCATCATTATAATTATTTATCGCATTAGCATTTGTGGTTTCATTAAATATTAATCCTGAAAAATCTAATGTTTGTTCTTCAAAAGAAGGTCTACTTGTAATAACACCTTCTCGTACAGATAAGTTAATACCTTTAAAAAATTGATCTTCTGCAACCAAAGCAGCATCAAAACTTCCCTGCATGCCTCCTGTAAAGGCTGTCTGACTATCAAAAAATCTTGTGTCACTCATAATGTACTAACTCCGGATCGTATCCAATAATAGTGCCAGGTATTAGAAATATCCTACCGGTTCTTTCTTTTTTTTGGACTTCGACCAAATCATTCGCCCATAAACCTTCTGGTGGAACTTGATACAATGCTTCAGGATTGAATAGATGTTTACTCTTATCACGATTTACTCCTATCCCGCATCCGGTTAATAAAAACATTACGCTTACTGTTGTCGTTAGCAGTATCCACTTTTTTAGAATCTTTATCATAATGTTTCTTTACTTTAATAAAAACTGGAAAGGCTATACCTACTAAGGTAATCAAACCCCCTACAATTGATATAGCCGTTTCCATTAGCGGTTAAAAACACGCATAACGTCATATACAACGTCAATTACTGCAGCAATGAGGTTTTCTACATCTTGTTCTGTTTCGTCGTCAGATATATCATATCCTTCGTTAAAACCAGCAACAAAATCTTCTTGGTCCTCAAAACTTATTCCGTCACCAATAACCTTGCTTAGTTCTCCTTTGTTTTTAAATACAAAGAAACCTAAACTAGATATTTCTTTACTAATGTCGAAACCTTCACCTAAAGATACTTTACTATCTGTTAAAGCATCTTGAATAGAAGATACTGCTTCTCCCAACTCCTTGCCTAATTCAAACAACTTTTCCATAGTTGCCTCCTGTTCTATTATAATATACTTGTGGCAATAACACCTATTACTGCCGTTAAACACACGCCAGACAACCAGGTGCAGGCTTTAATAAATCTTTCATGCCTGTCTAACCTTGTTTGTATACTAACGTGTCCGTTATCTACAAAAAGTCTACGCTCTAATCGATCCACGCTAATTTTTAGCTCATCAATAGCTTCAACAGTATTTTTGCTAACAGCCATTACTTCAGCATGCTGAACCATTAAATCTTCAACTTTTTGATCAACATTCATTATAAATCCGCTACGTTAGCATCGTTTTCGTCTACACAATATTTAATTAAAAATTCTGCTAGTGTAGCGATTTCTGTTGGTAGTTCAGTGCAATAAAATAATTTAATGTTATTGTTAATAGATGATGCTGCTGCAATTCGATCATCGAACCAGTTTGCTGCATTAGCTCCAGCTAACTCACAACGATGAAATTCTATTCCTCCTCCACCAAATCCGGGTGCGCCTGAGAACCAGTCAGTACATGTAGTATCCCAAAAACAATCGTAAAAATACAGATGTTGAATTGGCATATTTAATGTGACACCTGCTGCACATTCGAAATAACAGTCGATAAATGCCATATTGTGAACATCAGAAAGAAATGTTTCAGCTCCATCGGAAACAAAAATGCAACCCTCAACAAGACCCGTTTGTATTTGACGTAAACCTTGTCCATAAAATCCTGTATTTTTAAGAACAACTGCCTGTAGGTTAATTGCTTCGTTATAAATATCCCCTTCAAGGATGCAACCATGTGCTTGGAAATAACCTGCGGTAGATCCAAAAGCTTTTATATTTCCAAAAACATGTATATTTTCTAGCGTTAGTCGGGTTTGTGCTGCACTTGGATCACCAGCTAAAAAGATTGCGCCAGTATGAGTGCCTGTGTAGGTAGGTGCTAAACTAATTAAAGTTCCTGGGCTTGTATTATCTAATGCATAAGATTGATAGGCATTACCGAGTTGGTTTACACCACGTTTCTTACCTGTAATATAACTACTTGCTGTACCAATAATACGTATACTAGTGTCTCTTACATCTAAAGGCTCTGGTACTACATAATAACCTGATGGTACGTATACAATAATATCGTTTCGGTAGTTAGAATCTTCAGATAAAGTTTTGCGCAATGACTTAGCATATGCGATAGCATTTTTAAGATTAACACCATTTGCTAAAGCACCCGCATCTCCACTAGATCCTGATGAATATTCTGCTGAAACAAAAATATGTGTAGCAGGATCAAGTCCTGGTTGAATCGCTCTACCACCATCGTTAATGCCATTATACATCGTAATAAAGCCATTGTGAATGTTTGTAGCATTGTTAGCAGGGTCTTTACCCATATTAAATACAAGCTCTCCTAAACGACCAGTATATGCTTCTGATTGCGGTAGATCTTGATGAGCAGCCACTACATTATCAATAGTAACTGTAATCCCACTAGCAACTCCTGTAGCTAGTAATAATAATGTAATTAATTTTTTCATAAGCTTTGTAACCTTTCGAGGGACCACTCATCCCTACTTCTTTGAAATGGAAACGTCCAGTCTTTGTCCGTTCCTAAATTTGTTTCTACAGTACCAGAGGCAGTTGCATCATTGTTGTATGTAGGATAGGCAGATAAATCTACTTGTGTTAAAGTTTCTGAATCTCCCCATTTTTGAAATTGTTTATGAATACGATCTTGCGCCCAATGTATATCTCCTCCACTTGAAGTAGGATATAAAAATGTACCTGTAATAATAAAGTCATTATCTAATATCATGCCTATAGCATTACCTGAATCACCTTCTATATGTTCAAATGCAGTAGTTTTACGCCCCCATTCATGATACTCTGGATGATATTTTGCTGTTAAGTTAATTCGTTCACTGCCGTTTAAGTTATAGTTTTTGCTAAAAAATACGCTGTCACTATTCCAAAAGCTACTAGTATCCACAGAATTATCTAAATATAAATGTCTTTCAGCACTTAGATAAAAAAGAGGTAATCCTGGAGTATCAAATTGCATATTGAGATTATTAATAAGACCAAACTGATGTGGAATTTTTTCGTAAAAATTTGCAGGTAATACTTTTGCAGGCTTAATTGTGTCTGGCAACGGAGAGTCTAATCTTAATAGTACAATATCGTGACCGTATGTAGTTTCACCTGCAACAAATTTTTCATAAGAGTTCGGAGTTTGATACTTTAGATGATAAATATCATCGAACAATTTATCTCCGACGTTTGCATTACCTGAGTTTTCTACATTACATAATTTACTAGAATCTGTAATAATACGTTGATGTACCGTTCCGTCTGGCGCAACAAATCTTAACTGAAATTGTTCTGACTGTGGCGTGTAATTTTTCCAATATGACGTAGTATACGGACCGGTTACAGGACTAAAGTGAGCTGCTGCAATAGCGTGTTTAGGTGTAATTAATGTAGCCGTTCTAAACTGCCAAGTAGGAACGTTATTTGCACTACCTTGAGAGATTCTTTTATTAGCATTACCATTTGATCCTGCGCTAGACCAGGGGCTTATGCATGTTAAATCTACCTCACCATAAAAATAAGAATCTGTATTCCAAACATAATTTGTATTATCATGGTCCATTGTAGACCATAGTTTATATCTACTAGGAAAAGTATTGGTTTCATTTTCAATAATAGAGAATGCTTTAGTGCGCAAAGCGTTTCTTGCAGAACCAGTGTCTGTATCTAAATTTACAACATCATAAAAAACAGTAGGTGTTCTATTAGTTACATCTAAATATCTATCAATACCGTCTTTAGAAGCGGTTAATCTAACTCTATAATATTGAGAATCATCTTTGTAATGTGTTAATATATTATTACTATCGACTTCATAACCCGTATTAGTAGAGATAACTGCAATATCACTAGCATCTAAACCATAAGAATTTGTTGTTACAATTTGATGTCTTCTATATATGCTATTATCTATAAAATCAATACTAACATCACCTTGCTGGAAATTGGTAATATTAACACTATTAGTCAAATCTGATATAGGGTAATAAGCTAGATCGAACCATTTATTCCACAATCTTTTGCCTGAATATGTAATATTGGCTGGGGTAGTACGTGGGATTAACACTTTATTTCCGTGTACGTTTAACTCATTTACATCAGTAGCTACCGCTTGTCCAGGGTTTACAACAGTAGTAGCCGCTACAGTAGTATCGTCAAAAACAACATTAAAGCCTGTAGCGACTTGTGCAATAAGTAAACATACTAATAGGTTACGGAACATCTACAGCTTGTCCCCCGCTAAATACAACTGTAATAGTTTCTATCAAACTAGCATCTATTTTACCACTAGCATTTAATTGTGCAATACCATTTGCTTGACCAACGCTTGCAAGAACTTCTGCAATGTTATCATAAGATAGCTGCCAATATAGATTGCTAGGACTTATGCCGGTATCAGTAATATTAATACCACTAATAGTAACTAAATTACCGTTAGTTTGCGAACCAGCAACTACTGTAGCCTTTACGAGTAGGTCCGATGCTGTTGCAATATCGTTAACAGATTTAATTGTACTTAACCCACGAATATTACCCGATGCATCTGACATAACGTTGTAATATATGGTCTGTCCAAAACAAGCTATAGATACCATTAAAAGTAAACTAATTAACTTAATCATATTAAACTCCGTTAGCTTTGATAACTAGATGCGCTTTGATCTGGTACAAATGTAACATCTCCTGTTATTGGATTTGTTACACTTAACATATCGTGCCATGTAGTATTAATTAAAATTTGCAAACGACCATTTGGTGCAAAACGCACGTTCTGGTTAGGTACGTCAAAATCAATTGTAACTGCTGCAGGTGCTGCTACGTTTCCAACAGTAATGTAATCAGCCACTACTACGTCTGAGGCTGGGTTAATGCTTAATGCTGCGTTAAACTGTACTTTACGACCATCTACTGTGTAGTCGTTTGTTCTGCGCAAGAAAGAACCATTGTGGAAAATTTTAAGGCTAAATGGGTCAATTGGAGTGTGACCAAGTAAAGCGTAGTCAACGTTGTTTTCTACAACGATAATTAGAGTTTCTTGAACAAAAGAAGCACCAGTTATACCCTGCTGCGTAATCTGATTTGTATATGTAGGACCTGTATATGTAGTCGCCATTGGTTGCTCCGTTTAAAGTGAAGAGAGGGGGGTTGCCCCCGCCTCTCTAATTAGTGCGATTATGTATCAGCTAGGTCGTCATCAACATTAGCAACTTGGCTCGCTCCTAAAGCTGCACCAATAGTGGCAGCCCAGTTTGCGGCAGTTGTGAATGCGATGCGATAGCGTCCGTTTCCGTAATCACGTGTGATAATAGGAGCATTAGTGTTAGCATTATTGTATATTGTACCGTTAATGTTAACTGCTACCTGATCACCAATGTTATCAGTAAGCGGATTCTGCAGAACAACTTCTACTTCTTTATAAGAGGTAGATGTTTCACCAGGCTGTACTTTAGACACAACAGACAAAATGTTCTGTGCGCTAGAAGAAGCACTAGCTAGCTCAGATCCCTGGAGGGGCTGAACAACTGGAATTGCCTGATGCCTGCGGTGAATCATACATAGTGCGTTATCAACTTGCTCTAATGGTTCTGGAGCGCAGTTGAAACGTGCAAACATGAAGCCAGTTTCACCAAGAAGGTTGGAGTCTTTGTCTTCGATGTTAATCCACTTGTATGTACCCAAGTTAGATGCACCACCAAAAGTAGCACCGCTAACTGCAGTTGGGTTCTCAGGTACTAGACCACGGTAAACGTCTTTCAAGAAGATGATAGACATTTCAAACGGAGCTGTAACGTAGTCACGGCTGATGTTTGTAGCTTCACCGATAGTAGTAGGTGTGAACTCGTAAGGATATACACGCTCTAACTTGGTAGGATCACTCGCTTTAACTTTATAGCGAGGTGCTTCCATATCATGTGAGTGAGCGAAGTTTTTGTATCCAGTAATGGTTCCGTAACCTTCTAGCAAGAATGAAGGACGAGCATAACGCATGTCTTCATTACGTACAGTATCTTTGCTAATTAGCTCAGTTGAAGTTTCAAATGAGGTAACAAGTGCGAATACGGGCATTCCGTTTTCACCGTCTGATACTTTACCACTACGTGCCTGACGAGAAAGGTACTGATAATGATAATCGAGTACGTCTTGTGACAAGACACCGATTTGATCAGGAGCAGTTCCGTTCAGGTTTACTTCACGTAGTCCAGCTTGTGTTACAACACCATTAGAGTTTGTTGCGCCTGTAATTGAGAAAGTGGGGAAACCTTCTGCAACTAGCTGCTTAGTAGCAAATGTTACATAAGTTTCACGAAGCCATTTTTCCCAAGAACCAAGCGTAATGTCAGCCAAAGAGTTGAAGATCAACTCAAGTTGCTGCTCAAACTGGTAATGGAATACAATATCACGCAAACAGATGTCTTCTGTTTTACGAGTTGTTTCGTAAATGGTATATTTCTTTTCTTCAAAGCCATAACCAGTTACTACCGGATCATACTGACACGCATTTTCAGCAGCGTCATTTGAATCTGTACGATCATTATAATCTTTCAACTGATACCAATCACCAGTTGATTCTGTTGTTTCTTTTCCACCATAGAAACTATGTTTTTTCATCATGTATCCACGACCATACTCGAAATTACCGAGTCCGATCATGTCACGCCAGATAGACATGGTTTCTTTGGATTTGTTTGCAATAGCCTGATGTACGTATTGTTCCGCACGAATGAAGCTATTATTTAAACCTGCAATATTCGCAGCCATAACTCTTCTCCAGTTAGAAGTTTTAATTACTCAATTAACAAAAATCTATTACAATAGAATAGATTTAACCAACTGTCTTCTAACGCTCAGACTGCGAAATGCTGATAACGCACAGCAAGCGTACCCCTCTTGTAAGAGATACGCCTGCAAATGTCAACAAGAAATATTAATTATTTTAATAAATCTAGTTCGTCAGATAATAACTTAGTAATATTTTTTGTATTCTCTAACGCTTTTTGGCTTGGATTACTGCCATCAGGTTGGCTTTGACCTGTAAAACTAGCTCTTGCACCTTTGAGATTTTGAATCTCTTTAAGTGCTTCCGCAAGTTTAGCCTCAGTAGCCTCATACATTCCTCGATAAACAGGTGCTGCAACACCGAGTAACATAGCTTTAGCTTGGACTTCGGAATCATTACTAGCAAAGACGGAATCAGCCTTTTCATGCAAAGATTCAACAAAGTGGTTATACTCATCATTTCCCTCTCTTTTTTCGAATATACCAAAACCATCTTGAACAAGTTCGCTGGTGGTTTTTGTTTTAACTGCTCTACGATATGACTCTACACGTTCTACTTCCTGTGTAGTGCTTTCTTGCTGTAGAAGCTCCTTTGTCTTGTTATGTTGCTCAATAGCAGCATTACGTTCTGCAGCAATATCATCGATCTTAGCAAAATAAGGAGTAATTGCTAAACGATATTCTTCAGGTAAATTTTCCTGCATAAACTTAATGCGGTCTACTGGCGGCATATTTGCTACCTGCAGAGCAATCTGATTAGCATTTACATCTTCACCTACTGCAGATTTGATAATATCTGATATAGTAGTAAGTTGTGCTTTAATAGGCTCACCGTACTTAGAAATAAATCTAGGATCCTGCATTAAATCAATGCGTCCTAATTTATCATAAGCTGCTTCTAACTGTTCTGCTAGTTCACCAGATGCTTTAGATGTATCAATATTACCTTCTTCATCTACAATATTTAATTCTTGTAGTTGTTTGATTATGCTGGTTTGCTCTGCAATTTTTTGCTTATTAGCCTCAAGACTTTTTCGCATCCGTACAATATTGTTTTTATAGCCGTCATTAGGAGCATCTTCAATAGCCTTATTAATATCAGACTCACTAAGCTCAGAATCTCCCTCGCTAGTTTCAACTCTATCTTTTGATGCAGGCTCGAAACCTGGTGGCAAGTCTTTGTCGTTAATTTGTACAGGAGCTTCCTCAACTTCTGTAGGAGCTTCTGTAGTTTCTTGTACAGACTCTTGTATAACTTCTTCACTTGATTTTTCCTCCCCGCCTCCGTAGATTTTATTTACTACGTCAGCTAAATCATTATCTGTGTACTCTTCGTTTACTGCTTGTTCTTCTGCCATGTCTTCTCCTTACCCTTTAAATGTTTCTTCTACGTCTGTTTCACCTTGCGGTGCAATAGTGTTCAGCTGCAGCATTTCTGTCACAGCATGACTTCTTCCTAATACATAACCCAACATTGCACATGCTGAATCATTACCAGTACCCGGCACATTTACTAACTTACCTGCGCATTTATCGGGTGTTGATAAATTGTATAATATACCGGAAATAAGTTTGGTCATTGGATGTTTTTTCCATTTGTCATATTTAATTTCTAAATCTGACCCCGGTACATTTAATTCTGCTATATAACGATTTACTTCGTCTTCCGTCACTATTGCCCTCCTTCGGCTGCTCCTTTAGCTTTCATAATTTCAATTTCAGTCAACGCTTTTGCTTGCGCTAACTTAATAGAGTTTTGTGCTTTAGCTACCCGAACCGCATGGTTGTGCTGTTCTTTGAGTACACGAAATTCTTGATCTGCCTTGATCTCCATCATTTTCTTCTGGAGTTCGGTAGCATCGCCACGTTTAGCCATTTCTTCCATAGCTGCTTGCTGTTCTTTTTCAGCAGCTTGCTGTCTCTTCAACATAACTTTAAATACTTCTTCAATTTGTTGTGCCTGTTGAATTAGACTTTTAAGTTTTTCGGCATATTCATTATACTGACTAGCATGTAGTCTGTCACCCTTTAAGTAAGCAAGGTGAGTGCTTATATGCTCAATAAATACTCCAGATGATTGCAACGCTTGTCCTAGAGATTCAAAGTCAGGGTTTTGTGCTACTTCACTGAGTTTATTCATAACTAACGGGAAGTGAGTGTCAAGGTGTGCTACGTGTAAATCATCTACACTAACAATACTCTTGTCGCCACGAACCATGTCATTGTTTTCTAGGTTAGCAATTTGATTACTCTTACTTGGCATTGTGTCATCTTCAAATGGTGGGTAGTAACGATCAATTGATTCTGGTCCACCACGTGCTTCAATAAAGTCTTCGATTACTGCACGTTTACCCATTTCAGGTAGATATGGAGCAATAGATAACATATCTTGAGATGTAAGTGACTTCATTACTGCAGATCCAGAACCGATACCTCTAGGCGCACGAAAGTCCCAAGCCATAGCATCTGTAACTAATTCTTCAGGTACACCACGTTTAACACAGCGTTCGATAAACTGTTTGGTATCATCTTCTTTACCAGCAAATATGCGTTTACCTATTTCCATGTAAAGCATATCTACTTGCTTGTAGTATAGACTAATGTCAGTTTTTTCTAACTCGACTTCTTCGATTGCCTGTATGCCAGCACCACGTGCAGTATATTTGGACACATCGTTATTCGCAACAACGCCTAAGCCCGGACGTTTTACGCCTACACTAGACTGGTTGACATTTGTCAACAATCCGTACATTTGCGTAATGCCGGTAAGGTTCTGCGATAGATTGTTTGTTTCTAGTCCAGCACCTGGTGGTAAAATAATCTGGTTACCCAACCGTAGTGTCTTACCTTTACGTGCAGTACCATCTTTAAATGCTACAACCATTGAAGCAGAATCCATAGCTGCATCCACAGCACGACATAAAAATCGGTTGTTAATTACAACGGAGGGATAAATTCTATGACCAATACCTTTAATACCATGGAAGTAACCATTACCTACGTTGCAGATAAACGGCACAAATACTTCTTGTATACTGTCGTATGAATCTTCTGCGGCAAAGATAAAGTCTTTTTGTGTACCACGCTCAATAATATAATGGCTTACTTTACCGTCCTGTTCACGGACCAAGATATGAGCTACTTTGATTTCTGTTGTCAGCAAAGTCTCGTATGCAAGCGCATTGTTTTCAATATCACGCTGTAGCTCTTCCCAATGAAATGTATCGTAACCATTTTTATCCATTGAGTCTTCAATGACTTCTTTAATACGTTCTTTATTCCAGCCCATTTGTTCAGCACTAGGATTATCTAATTTGCTATGAATGTCTGGTATACGAAGTGTGTCTAGGACTACGGCACAATCAATATAACCTACTGATGCTTTAGTGTTCTTTGGAAATAAAACTTCTCCAGTTTTAAAAGTTTTAAACTTCCATTCATCTTTATTGGGAAACAAAGGAAATGCATCGCCATGCAGGTTCATGCTGTTGGCTAACATCATCATTTCATAACCGAAGTCACACCAACCTTCTATTAGGTTTTTTATTTCTTCTGTTACAATAGATTCCCAATACTTACCACGACCCATATATTGGGGTAAATCTTTTAATTTGCAGTCAATAATAGTTCTGCCATCTAGAAATAGCTCAAAGAAAGAAGTGTTTCTAGCCTGTATAATGCCTTCACCTTCACGAAAGTTTACGTTACATCTATGTGATTGTCCCGTTTTCTTTAAGGTATCTGCATCATATGGAGCATTACCAGAAACCATTCCGCTTACCTTAACACGTTTTTGCGCACGTGTTTGGTCAAAATGTATAAGATCCTCTACTAGAGAGTGCGCTTTGCTTGGATCAGTTATCTTTCTCATCTAACTCTTTCTTTTGAATTTCTTTAATAATTTTGGTAGCTAACTCTCCTTTATCGCTACCATTGCGGATTTTTGTGCTAAGTCCGTTTTCAGCAACAAACTTACGCATTTCACCATAAGAGATTCCTATTAAGTCTTTTTCCAGTTTTGCGTAAAACTCATCTCTTTGGTTGTCTATTGACTCTGCAACAATTTCATCTTCAGGAAGTGCTGCTATAGATAATGCTTTTAAGAGTGGTGTAAAATATTGATTTTTAAACAAAAGATTTACACAATCGCCAGGGTCATCTCCCTGTACGCTCATTTCACGCTCAAACTCTGTACCATCTTCTGTAGTTGTTTTGATCATAGCGATACCCTTTACAGCAGGATAACCGTTTGTTGCTTCAAAGTTCCAATTTAGTTCTACTTTAACCATTGTGTTCCTCCAATTCCTTCCGTTTCCAACACCATGTTGGATAATGATTTTCTTGATTTTCGCTTGTCGTAGCCCGTAAAATGTGTATATCAACATGAACGAGAGCTTTTGTAAAGCATTTACATACACTACATACTTTTAATTTTTCGTCATAACTTGTTGATCTTCCACGTTGTACACGCTCAACTACTCTTTTAAATCCTTTGCAGCTATAACAACCTGGATTTTCTATGTTGCTTTCACAGCCTGCGCAAATCCTAGCTCGTTTTTCAGCTTTTGCTTGATTTACATATGCGCCTTTGCCCATACGCATCATCAACGCTAATGCTGTTGTTCCATTTAAAATATCTTTTGGTAGCACTACAATTTTATTTACAAACTCTTTGCAAAACCCTGTTGGCGATTTTTTGCACAAATATTCTTGTATTTGATCTTCTATATCTTCTGGTGTTTCTAATCCATTAATAAAAAAGTTTTCATCTACACGATCTACTAAATCGTCGTAGTCTTCTCCTTCTATTTCTATTTTAGTTTCGTGAATAAAAAACTTCCAACCGGGTGGCGGTGTTAGCCCTTTGTCGTTTAATTTATACATCAAAATCTCCCCATGATTCGTATGTATCATTATCTACACTATCAAAGTCGTCTTCGTCAAATCCATCTGCATCCATTAATGATTTTTCTAGCTCTGCCATTTCTTCATAGTCATCATTGTGAAATGATCCGCTGCCACCTTTGTTTTGCATAGGTAATATATTTAATTCTTTACGGACCACTTCTAATGCTACTACAGCAGAGTCAGCTTCGTCAGGTGAGTAACCTAGCCTATCACGCAAAATGCTTTTAGATTCAATAGTTACTTTGCGAGTATCGCTTGTGGCAAAGTCGAGTAGCCGTGTACAAAATTGTTTGCAGGCTTCTTCATCTAGATTACGAATCATATCGTTTTGCACATATAAACCAAACCTACCCCAAAGCTCTGTTACATAGTTGCTGTATAAATCTTTACCTGGTCTTTTGTCTTGCAGGGATATAGGATCATCACTAGCACTGCCGCTAAACTTCACACGCATAATACCAGTAGCACCCATAGTTTTTTCTAGAGCATCTGCTAACATCCATTGGTTACCAGTTGTATCCATGCCGACATTGTTTACATCTACATCAAGACTAAATAAATGATTAGCAATGTTGTCACACAAAGTGTCTAACATTGATTCGCCTTCTTTGGCTACTAGTTGAATACGTACTGGTGTTTGAAACTCTATCTTGTAATCACCATCGTTAGCTATACCTACTTTAGCTGGGTATAGTATGCATTTATCACCGCCTGCGCTGTATGCTGGGTCGATTCCTACTACTGTAACGGGTCTAGTTGCCCATATTACGCTCTGTCTAACGTGATATTGTTTGATTATTTGCTCATTTAGTACGGACCATATAATGCCATCTGGGGGCATAAAACCCCTACGCATGGTCCAAAAACGTGGTGAATCTTCACCTGGATCGACTCTCATCTCGTCTATTTGCTTTTGTGTTAGCAAAAACGAGTATTTTTCAGGGTCATCTACACCCGGACTTTTTAATCCATCAAAATATAAGCAATGTCCTTTAGGTGTTTTCCATTCTTCCAGCTCTGTTGATAGATGATCCCAACCTTCTATTGGAATAGATTTAGAACCTAATGGGTCTAGCTTTGACATCGGGTTACCTAAACCTAGGAATCCACCTTCAATTAAACCAGATGATAAGTTATCCCAAGCAATTACTGCTGCTTCACGTGTTGCTTGCATTTCGTCTACGATTAAATATACATATTCGTTATGCATACCAATCAAGTTACCAAGAGCATCTGCTTGTGAACCCATTTGTACAGCTACACCATGTATGCCTGATAGCGGATTATCTGGATCAAATAATATACTGGTTGTTGATCTGCGCAGTATACCTGGAAACTCATGTTCTCTTAGTTTGTAAAATTTTACTACCTCACGCCAAATACGCTTTTCCAACATCTTGCTGGTAGTAGAGCAAACGATTACTGTTGTGTTGTGTGGTGATGCAAGCCAAGCGCATAGTGCAAGAACACCTGCATCAGTAGATTTACCTGTTGCAGATGCTCCCCACCATGTTTGGAACTCACGGTCCTTATCACCATTCATAAATGATTTGCATCGACGTTCCATCCATTTGTTCCAAACGTAACCACGTTGGTTAAATGTATAGCCGTCTTTCTGAATGGTAAACTCTTCTGGAAATAATATAGTGACAGCATTTTTCATGTGCTGCCACCTTTCTAATAATTTCCCACCTAGCTTTTGACAATGGGCATAGTTGCGCCAGATGTATAGCTCGATCATAGCTGGATGCTCAAACTCATCAAACTCTAGGTTGTATAGTTCTTTAGTTGCCACGTAGTTTGTGTTCCTGTTCTCTTCGCCAGTCTTGATAATCTACATAACACTTGTGACTAATAGTGTAATACTTATGGCA